CTGCGGAACCTTGATGGCGGAGGCAGCCCGCTGAACCATGCTTTCAATATCGGGCAGGACAGGCGAATCCGGGACCGGAATTTCAGCCACCGCATCTTTCACCATCTGCGCGATATCCGGCAGCACTGGCGCAGCAGGAACTTCAATCTGCGCGAGCACTGAATCGGCAATGGCCTTTTCATTCGGCGCTGACTGTCTGCTTTGCTCGACCAGATCACTGAGCCTTTTAATTTCATCAGACTGTTGCGCCAACACACTTTCATAGCGTGTGTGGATTACTGACAGTTGCTCTTTCACTGCCTCACTGACTGCTTTCAGCAGTGACATGTCACGTTCATTCATGGATAAGCAGTCCTTTCAGCATGGCTTTGACCATGAAATGCTCATGCTCTGTAAGAGCCTTGCTGCTTTCATCGTCAACAGTTGGCAGCGGCGTGGAGTCCGCTTCAGATTTGGATTGAGTGCCGAACGGATCGTCGCTGGCATCCCTTTTAGCCAGGGCTGACAGCGCATAGTTCTGCTGCTGCAGGTATGGCGTGTCTCCGCCTTCAACAGGGGGCATGTTTTCACTCTTGCGCGCCTGATTAGGTGTAAGGAAACCGGCACCAATACCTTCACTGTAAGTCTTATAGCGGCCTTCAGTGTCCATCCGGATTAGCGTATTGAGGTCAAACTCAACACCGGTCTGCGCATCCAGATCGAAAGCTTCATCAAGCAGAAGCTCAATCCCTTCAATGTGCGTCTGAAGGCACTGTGAGTAATAGCCCTGATCAAGAGCCTCTATGTTGTTATAAGAAGGCGTAGAGGCGGTGTTGACCTTGTAAATCGGAACGTGGAACGTTGAGCAGATAATTTCGGCTGTCAGCTTCAGCTGCTCAACCATCTGCGCATCAACCGCTGTCATAGCGATGGTTGCAAAGTCAGCACCATCTGCGAGCAAACCCGTTTTACCTGCATTGGCGCCGGAGTAGCCTGCATCCCAGTCCTGCTTTATTTCTCTGGCTTTTTCCCTGTCAACTGAGCCAGGAACCTTAATGACCCCGCCTGGCCTGCCACCATTTTTGAAATGATTGGCAGAGTTGGTCAGGATGGCATCACCCTGCATTGCGGTGAGACCGCAGGCATAAATCGGTGAAAGCCCACACAGTGGATGGAAAAAGCAGTTAAAGCGGTCATGAATCATCTCGCGGGCCGGAACCATAACCTGTTGCTCCAGCCCGTGAACATTATCAGGACGGATCTGATAGAAAATTTCACCATCATCTGTCACATAGGGTGTCACTTTATTGAAGTCCAGCACGCGCAGTTGCGTGACCCTGCCTTTCTCATCCCGGAGCTTCAGGACGTAGGTATTACCGTCTACAAGTTTGGAATTCATCCAGTTTTCGAAGAACTGCATCCGGGTCTGAAAACTGTTTGGCTTTCTCAGAAGCGGTGAAATACTCAGGTCGCTGTGATCGGCCCAAATACCATTTTCCAGCTTCTTTTTGAGAAGAAGCGGCATCTTAGCGATATCCGCTGAAATAAGAGAAATGCAAGAAAAAACAGCGTGATAGGCACGAACAGTCGTGGCATCGACTTCGATGTTTCGCTGCCACGCACCTGTAAACGATTCAAAAATTCTGCGCCAGCCGCCACCACTCGCAGCCTGAAGCGCCTTTTCTTCCCTGGGCTTTTTGCGAAAACCAAACATTGGCTGCTTCTCCTGATGGTCAATTCTTTTTCTGGCTCCTGGCCTTCTTCTCGACGATATCAATAAATTCGACATGGCCGGTTAAGCGAAGAACCTCAGCGTGATCGTCACGGAGAAAGCGTTTTTCACCCGCATGCGCATCGTGGGTGCTTTTCAGATAACGAACCTGTTTCATGCGAAAAGAGCGGGGATTTCTCCCCGCAACTCCTTAGCTGCCAGCGTTAGCGCTGTAGTTTACGCCTGAGATTACGGCAACAGCCGCAGTACGGCGGCGCTTCCAGTTGATCCAGCGCTCAGCGCGGATTGCCACGCTGTTAGTCTGGAACATGGAAACCATCTCAACCGGAGTCGGCGTCAGGCTGTCACCGCTTGGCGAACTTTCCATCTCCAGAGAGGCTTCGCGGGACATATCGACAGCCACACCGCCATCATCAGCCAGGTAGATATCCGGCGCATTAACCAGAACCAGTTGATTACCAACGTACTGGGAAACGACCACCGGCAGCCCCTGGAACGTACCACCCAGCATGCTCATTTCAGGATATTCTTTCTGACCCAGCGCATTTTTACGCATAGACAGCGAGAGCGCCGTAGTGCTGGACATGAGCCACGCCGCGCCAGTTGGCTGTAGGTTGGCAGTCACAAAGGTGGCAAACGCTGCCGCCGCATCATCGTCAGGATTTCCTGTAGACGGGATACCAGTGATTCCGTTGGTGATTGAGGCAGGCGATACGTTAGTCACCTCAGCTTTAGCCGGGTCGATAAAGTCAGTGTCCAGACGTGCAATAACCGCTTCTGCCAGCGCATTACGTACCAGAGCATCAGCAGCTGGGCTAGAGAAGCGGATAAGCTCGTCCGTAAGAACAGCAATTGCGGCCACTTTGGCAAAACCGAAGGTGATGGATTCGAAATCGAATTTTGTAAGCGGCTTGGCTTTACCCTGACCAACCCAGCTAGCCGACCCGCCTGAAGTCTGCGCGGGGATACGCACGTTGAACGGCACACTTCGCAGCGCAGGAATGTTGCCCTGACCGAAGCGTCCAATCAGCGTCTGCGGACGCAGGAATTCAATGAAGTCCTGCGCATATTCCTGGTATTCAACCAGGCTGCCAGCCCATTTTGGATCGGTCGTCGAACCTGCGCCTACAGCAGCCTTAATAACGTGATGCAGCTTTGCGTCGTCCTGATACTGAGCCTTTGCGATTTCCAGCGCATCGCTGCGACTGCCACCTGCTGCGGCCAGACATTTAGCGAATCGAGCAAAACCAATGCCTTTCTCCAGCTTTTTCTCCACACGGATCACGCCCGGAGCATTAACTGAAGCAGTATTCACAACGCTGCCATTAGCTGCTTTTGTTACCGGCGTAGCGGTAGCGGCCTTGGTAGCTTCCATATCCCGCAGGCGTGAAAGGTGTACGTCCACTGATTTAATTTCAGAAGAATGCTGCTCGTACAGCTCATCCTCTTCAGCATCCAGGGTGCGGCCTTCATCGGCGGCCTTGGTCATAATGGATTCCATTGCGCCCGCCAGCGATGCACGTTTAGCTTCATAGCTTTTGATAAGCTCTGCAATATTCATTGAGTTTCCTTTGATTTGAACGGGTTTGGGTGCTGTATCGCCAGCGGATTTTGTGATTTTCGACACGATATGCGTTCTGCCTGACGCGGCGCGCAGTCTCTCGTCGATAGATTTAACGGTCTGTATTGTGCCTTCGGCGTTGGCCGGTACTGTGACTACTGAGAGCTCGTACCATTCCCAGCTCGTGAACCGGATGCCGCCTTCATCGATATAGGCGTATTCAATCGGGCGAAAGCCAATTGATAAGCCCTTAACGAGGCCAAGCCGGATGCTCTGCCAGGCTTCTTCAAGCCGGGCTGCCAGTTGACTGGGGGCATCAGCTTTAGCCAGTGTGGCTTTGATCTCAATTCCCTCAGCGGTAACCTTTGCGCTGGTCACCTGCCCGATAGGGGATTGATGGTCATGCTGCCAGAGCAGCGGAATAGGCAACTGAAACTTTGCCCCCTCGGGCATCACAATGTCGCCATAACGATCAGGTGATGGCGTTGTCGCAATGCCGGTAATTTCCCGCGTGTCTTCATTGACAGCCTTCACGATCAGAAGACTTACGGCGTGCTGATTCTTCATTTCCCTTTCTCCAGAAACGAAAAAACCCGCCTGAGCGCTGATTTATGGGGATCCCTCAGCGCCTGAGCGGGTCGTTGAAAGCGGAATTTCTATATGAAAAACACGCTGTATTCTTTTTTAGGTGAGGCCGGATTTAGCGCCATCAGGTGGATGGCGTTAAACAGCGCCATAAGAGGGTCAATCTTACCGATACCACTGGCCCCCTTCGTTACCAGAGGCGCATTGGCGCTGATCACCACCTTGGCATTACCCACGCACCAGTTCATAAGTGGTTGGGCGGCATGCTTCAGCGCTCCTTCGGTGAGTTTTCGCTCTGCCGTTTTGCTCGCGCCTCCGAGCCGCCACCCCTGGCTGACTCCCACCACCAGTTCCTGAGGAATTCCGGCATCAATCAGGCTGTCGAGCAGCGCGCCCACACTGGCCTGGTCCATGCCCACCTTATCCAGTAATCCAGCTTCGTGAATCTGTGAAACATACATCGCCACTTCGTCAGCATCCTCACCGAACGATTTGACTATTGTCATATCACCCTGTTTAACGAAATCACGGATTTTACTTTCTTCGCTCTTTCGCCGCTCAATCGCCTTTTCATGGCACCAGGCGTGCGACCAGCTAAGCCATTCGCGGGTTTTCTTATCCCTTCCAACGATGGAAAGGCCTAAAAGGTCATCAAGCCCGCCGCCGTCGATCCCCACGGTAATGACTTCGCTGCGGCTCAGTATCTGCTTGAACGTTACGGATGGATCGGACTGCGCTTCCCAGTACTCGGCTCCCGCCCAGCGGTCACCGCGAAGATTCATGCCGATTTCGACATTGAGGTGTTTCGCCAAAAACTTTCTCAGGCTTCCCTCATCTTCCTGAGAGCGCTTGCGATACTCATCATCCAGCCACTCTTTGCTGACTGAACGCCCCATGTTGGGGTTGGTGATGTAAAAATTATCAGGATTACGGAAACCCTCGTTTTCTACCATTTCTGGCGGGAATTCGTAAAGAATACCGAGAGTCTTTCCATCCTTAAGCACGCCATCACGAACGTTACGCCAGTAGTCCAGCTTCTTCTTAAAGACACCTGCAGGCGGTTCATCGCTCTGCGTGGTCAGGTAAATCACCCAGCCTTCATTACGCGAAACCTGACCACCCAGTGCCTCAATAAACATTGCATCGGCTTTGGCGTTCTTGCCGAACAACCAGAGCTCTTCAACCAGAATTCGACCTGCCTTTTTACCTGAAACTGTGTCGCTGTCAGCGGCCACTACTTTCAGGCTGTTGCGATTTACGCGGTGTGTTATGGTGCGAATATGATCCTGAACATGAAACAGCGCAGACAACTCTTCATCTTCCCTCACCATGCTTGCGGCGGGTTTGAAGCAGTTATCTGCAACTTCCTTGGTCGGCGCGAGGATCAGGTGTTCCTCGTCCGCACGCCAGCAGATAATCAGCGCCGTCAGCATAATTCCCGCTGCAATAGTGGATTTCGTGTTCTTTTTGCTGATGAGAAGACCATACTCACGGATCAACTGATTGCCGGTTTGCTGGTCATAGCCGCCGAATATTGCCAGAACGAAATCAAAAACCCACTGCTCTGAACACTCGCCAAATGTCGGTTTGCCAGGCAGGTCAGTAACCCTGAGCTCTTTAAAGATCGACAGCGCGCGCTCGCCCGAGTCTCTGAAAATAGGCGGCGGAATGATAGATTCACGGTTAATGAGCCTGCTGGCCCAGTCAGCGCACGCAGTGGACCATTCCGGCATATCTATCCCCTGTTATTCACAATAAGCTGTGGCGGAGCCATGCCCATGAACTTGCTGGCCACGGCTTTTGCAGCAGCCTGCTTCGCATCCTTTTTGCCACCCTCACCTTTTTTGCTGTGCAGGTAGGGAAGCATCGCCTTTGCGGCATCTTTTCGCGTGTCGATATCTTCAGCGCGGTCATTCATAACCGACTTCAGAAACTCAAGTGGGTCATCATATTCACCCGCAGCGCGGACAATTTCCGGCACCGGATCGGGCTCTGAAAAAGGTGGCGTATTTACCGCTGGGGTATTAACTTTTTTTCCATGCGTAGGCACTTCGTCAACTTCGACTTTTTCATTCTTTTTGCGGCTCATAAAAGCGATGACTTCCGGGTCTTTAGCTAGCTGCGAACCCTTGGAGCGTGCGGAGTTTGCGGAATACCCAGCCTTTATAGCCGCATCTTTTTTCGACATACCGGAAATCAGCGCCAGTGCGAATTTTCGCTTCTGGGCTGTTAACATGTTTACACCCTCCAAAAGGGGATATTTTCTGTGCGTGAGAGGGGGCGAGGTTTCGTAGAGGGTCGTCCTGGAAGCTTTGGACTACCCCCCCCACCCTCAGATGATAATTGATATCATTTACGTTGAAATGATTTCAAATGAAACTATATCTAAACGCAATTTACAACCATTCTCAGTTGCCTTTTGCATCCGCATTGGTCTTCTTGCGGTGGCAACCATCTGCACCACAACATAGGATTTGACAGTTGCTGTCGGTGTCTTCACCACCCTGATGCAAAGCAACCTTGTGATCGAGTTCAAAGCCGTGAGGATATTCTGTCAGGCGACCACACATCGCGCAGCATGGGTTGGCAGACCAAAGTCGCTTGCGCCTTGACTGAAGCTTCCAGCCAGTGATGCGTGTTTCACCTACGGTTGCGGCCCTCACTCGCTGTGTACGGTCAACGGAGAGCCTTGGTTTAAGCGTTGCAAGACGGGCCATTTTTAAACCTGCACTCGAATGGCATTCTCAACCTGCTCATCCTTCATGTAGAAGTTCGCTATTAGCGTGGGCAAATCAGTGCCATTACTTTGAATTGTGGTACATACCTGCTGCTCAAGCAACTCACCATCTACCGCGATACCGAAACCTTTGAACAGATCGCCGCGATAAATCTTTGCCAGTTGAATTTTCTTCATAATGCAAGCCTCCAGGCTCTTCGGCGTTCTGTGCGTTGCTCATTGTCGGGGTGCCGCTC